GTCATGGGGATGCTGCGATCTGCGGCACGTTCAAATGCACGTACTTCTTCTTTGCTGAAGTCTGCTACTGACTTCATCCACTCAACCACATACTTTTTGGTCTCTTTTTGATTGTAGTAATAGTTGTAGTAGTAGAAGCTGCGGCGCAGGTGATGATCAAAATCCTCATCTGTCATGTCTCGGGCACGTTCTGTGTCCCAGGCTGGTTCGGGACCAGTGTACTTCTCATCAAAAAATATGGGATTGCGTGTCTTTTTAACTTTGTTTGCAATCTTAATACCAGCTACTGTTGCCATGCATGTACTCCTAATGTAGTGGAACTCTGTTATTATACACTATTTCTGCCCGTTTGTCAACCATAGATCAACAGCCCAAATGTGGCATATTGTTCTAATTCTGTTAATAACTGTTCTCGCTTATCAACTAATTCTATATAACGAGCAGTTGGTTTGTGGAGGCGCCGACATTCCACTGCTTCGCGACTGACTTCGGTGTGCGCTCGCAGCACAGTATTCAGCATGACAGTTAACTGTCGTCGTGCTGTGGGATCTTTGAGTACTGAAATCGAATTGGTCATAGTTCGAAGTCGTTGTTCAAATTCTGCGTCCATAGTGTATTATATATGATATCGCGAGCTGTGTCAACCGGGCTAAATATCAGATAAGGATACATTTTTATGCCACGTTTAAGCCTTTGGCGCGATAATCACTCAAATGATTTTAAATATTTTGATAAGCGCATCAGCGAGATGTTTACGATTGGCGGTACCGGAGTCCTTATACACAAATATCTAGGTACCAAAGATAACCCAAATTTGGACAATGCCGAAATACCGCATTATGGAAATCAAAGCGAAAGAAACATACAGGATCTGTTGTTTTTGGAAAACAGGGATCGCAAGTACGACACCAGCGTCTACAGCATGCGTGGTATGTATCAAGTCACTGACAGTGATTTTAGCCTAGAACAATTTGGTTTATTTCTGCAGACCGGAACACTATTCATGACTTTCCACATCAATGACATGGTGGCTATACTGGGACGCAGGATCATCAGTGGCGATGTTATTGAAGTGCTGCATCTTAAAGATTTTGAAGCCCTGACTGATATACCAGTGGCATTGAAACGTTTTTTCATTGTTGGAGATGCCAGCAAAAGCAGCGAAGGCTACAGCCCAACTTGGTGGCCACATCTATGGCGCTGCAAAATCAATCCCTTAGTGGACAGTCAAGAGTATAAAGATATCATAAATCAAATGCAAACCACAACCAATGCTGCTGGCGACGAAGTTCCTGTTGGTACATTGGGCGAATTACTAAGCACCTATAACCGATACAACGACATCAATCGAGCCATTATCGAACAAGCAGAAATTGATTTACCATACAGTGGGTATGATACTTCCAATATATACACCGCGGCTGTGACTACTAAAACTTCCAAGGTGGGAGATAGTACTGTCACTAAACAGACTCTTGGTGATCCGCTGGGCTTGACAGCAGACAATGCACTTACCGCAGATGGATCTATCACTGCCGATAAAGCCATAGTCACTCCCGATAAAAAGGTATCGGGATATCTAACTGGCGATGGTCTGCCGCCCAACAGCCTACCGGTGGCCACAGGAATCAGTTTCCCAATTGAACCACAAGATGGTGATTTTTGTTTACGTGTTGACTATTCCCCAAACAGATTATTTAGATATGATGGGCGTCGATGGGTCAAGGTTGAAGATGCTGTACGCACCAGCTTGACGCCCGGTGCACCCAACAATCACACACTCAAGAGTGGTTTTACTAACAATAGCAATACCTTTGTTGACTCTAGAGGTCGAGTGCAGAAAGAAAGTCAAGGCTTGAGTCAGGCCCTGAAACCCAAGGCGGATAATTAATGACCAGCTACAGAACATCGTTTTTTTACGATCGACAGATCCGTCGATTCCTACAACAATTCATTCGTATACTCAGCAACTTTCAAGTTGAGTTGGGATCCGGACCCAATGGCGAACAGGTTCTACAGACCGTTCCGGTGTTTTATGGAGACGCTAGTCGACAAGCCAGCCAGATACTGAGAAGCAATAGTGAAAACGCCATAAAAAGTGTACCAGCCATGGCTGTGCATATCAATGCACTGAACTACGATCAGAAGCGCACACAAGAGCCCAATTTTGTAAGTACAATAAATGTGCGCACTCAAGGAGTTGATCCGGTAACAGGATCACCAAACGGCAAACAGGGAGATACATTTACTGTGGAACGCCTGATGCCAGTGCCGTATCGACTAACACTCAAGGTAGATGTTTGGACCAGTAATACCGAACAGAAGCTGATGCTGTTAGAACAGATCATGGTACTGTTCAATCCTGCATTTGAAATACAAAGCACCGACAACTATATCGATTGGACCAGTTTGAGTTATGTGCTGCTGACTGGAATTGATTGGAGTAATCGCAGTGTTCCGGCCGGAACTGAAGATACAATCGACATTGCTTCATTGACTTTTGAATTGCCCATATGGATCAGCCCACCTGCCAAGATCAAGAAACTGGGTGTTATACAGGCCATTGTAAATTCTATATTTGATACTCAAGGTCAATTGACTGACTTGTCTATTGGCAGTTTGAGCAACAACGGACTAAATGATCCCGGTGGTGCTACAGCAAATTGGACCGGCGTTCGCGGAGCAGGTACCCTGGATTTGTTGACCCAAAAGGTTATTACATTCTCAAATTACAGCGTAGTTTACCACGGAAATACACTAAAACTGGCCCGGGAGAATGATATCACTGCAACCGATGTAACATTGTCCCATGATGTCAATGTGCGTATGCGACATCAATGGGCTGCATTGATCCAAGAATACGGGGCCATCGTTAACGGTAGCACACAGATTAGATTGTTACAGGCAAATGGATCAGAAGTAGTGGGAGTGATTGCCCTACACCCCACCGATGATAGCCTACTGTTGTACACACCGTTTGGGGATACATTGCCGGCCAACACCATAGATGCTATAGATGCAATCATAAATCCACAAAATGTAAATGTAGATACACATCTAGCAAATCTCAACGCCGGTACCAGGTACCTGCTGCTGCATGCTGTTGGTAAGACAGATGATACCGAATCTGCTCCAGCATGGAACTATACAGGTTATCCAACGTTGGTTGCTGAGGCCAACGACATTATAGAATTCAATGGAAATTACTGGACTGTGGTGTTTGCAGCAGCGGCAGCAACCTCAGTGGAATATGTAACCAATTTGACCACTGGCTCGCAATACAAATGGGAAGCAGGTGCATGGACCAAGAGTGTAGAAGGTGTATATCTAGCTGCCGATTGGAGATTGGTGCTGTGATACAAGGTACCGGTGCGCTGATCTATTGCACCAAAACCAGTCGCTATTTGTTTTTACTACGTGCCGGCAGCCGGTATGCCAATACCTGGGGCTTGCCTGGTGGTAAAATTGAAGAAGGTGAATTGGCCAGTACTGCCTTGCTAAGAGAGATCGAGGAAGAACTGGGCGGTACCATACAGGGATACAAGTTGGTGCCTATAGAAACATTTACCAGTACCAATGAAAATTTCACTTACTCAACTTTCCTGATTACTGTAGAGCGAGAGTTCGTGCCCGAGCTCAATGAGGAACATCTCGGATATGCTTGGGCTCCACTGGATCAATATCCCAAACCATTACACCCCGGAGTATGGCGAACACTGTGTCTACCCGAAGTAGTTAACAAAATAGAGATTGCCATACAGGCACAAACAACACCGGTGGTGTAAATTATGTTATATGACCAGGCGCGGCAACAGTTGTTGCCAATTTTATCAAGTGATAAATCAATCGGTATATTTGCCAGTGGGGGATTTGACAGCAGTACTTTGCTGTATCTCTGCCTGTCACTTGTACGTGATCATCGACTATCTACAAAATTTAGAGCATTCAATGTTCCAAGTCATGATGGTAGTGTGCAACATGCTATTCGAGTGGTCAAGTGGATGAATCAAACTTTTGATAGCAAATTAAATATCACACTGGTTGGCAACCCGGATCTGTATCACAGTCAACAGGTATTGAGTGGCCTACTGGAAGCCAAACATGAGTGCGATTATCTGCTGTTTGGTGACAATGCCAATCCGCCACATCTACTGAATGGGCCAGACAATCCCAGGAGTACACTAGCACAATTTGTACAACCGTTTTTTGATTTTACTAAAAAAGATATAGTCAAATTGGCCTACGATATGGGATTTCATGAAGTTGCCAATCTAACACACACTTGCACTGAAACTTCACTGGTGAACGCTAGACGGTGTGGTCAGTGTTGGTCATGCAGAGAACGTGCCTGGGCATTCGCTGCCAACGGTATCACCGATACCGGTACCATGTGATCAAGGATTGAAGTAGTCGGGGAAATGGCGTGTGGCCCAGGCCAAGGCGTGTGCTACATCACTGAACAGCTCACCAGTATCACTGTCAAAAGGCTGCGCAACTTCGTGGTGCCCTCGATTGTAGATATCCAAGACGCCGTTGTTGAATGTGTAGGTTATGTTTTCTTTGAATCGCATACAAGTATTTATACCAAACGACGTCGAAAATGATAGTCCCCATCGGGCCCGTTGTCGCTGAACAAACCTAGACAATCGTACCCAACTGTGTCCATGTAGGCTATCACTGTGTCTTTTAACGGTGCTCCCTTGTTGTACTCCACGACCTGTAGTTCTAGGATAACATGTTGGGCATGCATGAGAGATTCAGTAGCGCCCTGTAAGACATCAAATTCGGCACCTTGCACATCCATCTTGATCAAGTCGGGCCATGGCCAACCCCGAGCACGTACTGTGTCATCCAGTGAAATGGTCTTGACCCGGCGCCGGTACACATCTGAGTAAATCTGTGCTGCCGATGGCTGCACCTCGGGGTTTTCTCTGTAGTAGCTGTTGCCGCCCGGGGCATCGTTGTTTTGATAGAATTCAACTTCGCGATCAGTCACATCACTGAGCACACCAATGACATATTCTACACCGGCTTCTTTGTACATGAATTCCAGTGCATCTGATGCCTCAAATGCAATGCACTTGGCATTGGGCCATATCAGTCTAGCTTGATCAGTCCAGTGCAGTACACAGGCACCAATGTCGTACATGACCTGCGGTTCAAAGCCGGCTGCTTGCAATGCTTTGAGATAGTTCACATGCGAAGCTGGATAGGGATATACTGTGCGCAGGTTTCTTAAAAATTGCTGTGTGTCTACTGTGGCTGGTGGCTCTTCAACTGCTGGCAGTGATGTGTCTATGCTGAAAGTATAGCTGCCGGTGTGCCGGCACAGTATACTAGGGTCAGCCCAGATTCTGAATCCGCGCTCTCTGGCTTTCCTGCAGAAGTCGTTGTCTTCGCTGATGGTATTGGCATGATCGATTGCGCTGTGGTATTCAAATTGCGGATAGCCAATTGAGCGCATGACTTCGGCCTTGACCAGCACACAGCCAAAACCACAGCCAGCAATCTCCACCAGCGGTTGGCCTTTGAGTTTTCCATAGGGCATGTTGACCACCCCACCGTAACCGTTGGGCTCATAGATCTCTAGTATGTGCTGTCCGGGCTTGCGTTGTATGTACAGTCCAGATACCACATCACGATCATGTGCCATCAATTTGACCAAGGTATCAGGATCAAACGCTATGTCGCTGTCTACACTGAACAAGTAATCAAATCCTTTCACCACCCAGTCTGCAATCAAGTTCCTGACTTGGTCCACATTGTAGCCAAAAAAGTACTGGAATACCAATTCGCAATTGTCAGGTGCAGTTAGGTCGTAGATGCTTTTAAATGTGTCCGGTTCAATGTTCCTGGCTGTGGGGATAGCAATCAGTATTCTTTTTTTGCTCACCACAGGCACTGTGGTTATTGCCGGGACCGGTGTCACAACGGCCGCTACAGGTTCTGGTATGGTGACCATGTTCATGCGTACTGCTTCATATATGGGACGCTCACGCTCCAGCATGCCGCCGCTGATACTGACATCACTGGTGGTTGCTGCAAATGGTGTTGCATGATTCATGTTGGTGATCATGAAGTTGGTTTTGCGCTGACTCAACTGTAGATCAAAAATGTAGTTGTCACCAAAGTAGAGATCCAGGCCCTCGGGGATGGGAGACCAGGATTGTTTGTGTACAAAGAACAAGCTGCCGTATCCGTATGTGTGCTGTCCGGCCCAGGGCACGATGTCAATGGTACCATCAGTTACTGGCGTTTGGTCAAAGTCAGCAACTCCGGGACACAGGCCAAACAGGCCAACTGCGCCCGACAGCATGTATTGCAAGCGTTCAAATATGGCTAGATCAAATGCTACATCATCATTGACGATACACAGTCGATCAAATTTGCTGGCTTCAACTCCAAAGTTCCATGCGGGATTTACATAGATGTTTTTGCCAAAATCAAACATCCTGATCTTGGCATGTACCAGTCCGTCGGGAGTCCTGGTATTGTCATTGTCAACGATGATGATTTCGCCCACAGCAGGATGCTGGCACAGTTGCTCAACAAAGGGCAAGAACTGATCATTGATGCGCCACATGGTGGGCACAATAACCGAATACCGTTCGGTAGCAGTTCTTGACAAAATGGTTTCGGCTGTGCGGGTCTGTTCCGCACCGTTGACCTTGTAGTCATTCAAGGGATTGCGATCATTGTAGTTGTAAACCACTTCCTGCAGGCATTTTACCTGTGCAGGATCTGCTGCTTCAATCAGGCTGTAAAATGTGGATCCGTCACCGCCGGCACGGAACCATGCACCTGCGCTGTCTTGGAAACTGCTGTCGGGAATCTCACGTATCAGTCGCTGCCGGAATGTGCGCAGATGTGTATAGGGCATGTTCCAATTGAAACGATGCTGCCTGTAGGCACGTGCCAGTTTCACTGCCTCGGGATAGGGTTGACTGATCAGGGGAATATTGTCAACCATGCTCCAGCACGATCCATAGGTAAACTCTGTGGTGCCATCATATACACTGTTGTAGTAGCTGAAGATTGCATTGTCATTTACCAAGCTGTCATCACCATCTAGGATCATGACAATGGCTTCGGGATCTTGAATCAACCTGAATACTTCCACTTGATTGGCCACTGCGCCGCGATTCTCTGCGTTAGTTATGCAGTGGAATTTATCTCGGATACCTGCAGGCAATTGTGCCAACACGGTGTTTACTACCTGCACAGTTGCATCTGTACTAGCATCATCCACTAGATAAACTTGATAGTTGTCATAGTCCTGTGTAGCAATACTGTGTATGCACTGCGCAATATAGTCTTGGCAGTTGTAGAATGTGCTGACAACCACGATGGGCTGTTCGGTGCCGTATCGATAGTGTTCAAACTCCACCGGATTGGTAAATCGTCTGTTCCAGATTTTATGCACCAGGTGATTGATTTTAGACACTGCCTGATATTCTGCACGACCAAGATATAGTCCAGCACGACGATAAAACAATTGTTTCCATTGCAAGGCCACGCTGGCCCAGCTGGCAATGGGCTTGACTATGTTGCAATAGTATTGTTTCTGTTGGTGTAGATAGGGATTACGGTATGCTGCCACAGTCATGGCAACAAACTTCTCTACCTGATCTGGAGTGTTGATGTCAGGAAACAGGCCGTTGGGTTCTACTGCATAGTCTATCAAGTAGCTGGCACCGGCCAGTGCAATCTCTTCCAGTGCGCCAAATCTGCAGGTCAGCACCGGGGTGTTGTACAACAAACTTTCCAGTGTGCTTATACCAAACGTTTCCGGGAACGCACAGGGATATATCATGAAGTTGGCCACACTCAGTATGTCAGCAATGTCGCTCTGCGGGATCACACCAGTAAACTCAATGCCCATGTTGGCGTACCGGGCATCGGCCACCATACGGCGCCAATCTTGCTCTTGTGCGTCCGGCTCTGACTGTGAACTGAATCTGTAATAACCACCAATTACTTTGAGCTTGGCTGTGGGTATCTGTTCGCGCACACGTGGCCAGATTTCGTTGACCAAGGGTATCATGCCCTTGGTCACACTGGCATTGTAGACAAACAGGTCACAGTCCTTGGCAGCAATGTCCACTTCAGATCTGTAGCTTCTAGCACCATTGCGGGTGATAAACATCTTGCTTTTCAACACTTCGAAATTGCGTCTGCGACCGTGATGACAGTTGGTTACATAGGTCAAGTGGAAGTCACTGAGTGTAAAGATATCAGTGATGCGATCAGCCAAGGCCAACTCTTCTATCAGGTTATCGCCCAGGCAGAATGTATCATGCATCCACAGCACACGCATGGTGGCATGTGCTACTATGCGATTATAGAGATCATAAGACTGCAAGGCATAGGCACGATTGTCATTCAATTTGGGGTAGTCTGCAGGATCTGTAAAAGGAATTATGGTCCTGCTGCTGATCACCACATCAAATCTGTGGTCCTGTGTTAAATCTGTCAGGGGTCTGTATGTGACTCACTGTAGACTCCGGCACGGGCCGAATCAATGTCACAGTTGTTGAACACTGTGACTTCAAATCCCAATTGGGCCAGTTCGTATGCTTGGAATGTCACAGCACTTTCGCTGCCGCCCAGTCCCTGCTTGAAAACGGTGGTGCCGTCGTAAGGGAGACCAATGATGTCGATGATTGCAATTTTCATAATGTATTTAATTATACACTAGAGCTGCAAGAAAATAAACCTCTAGTAGATGTTTTGTGGGTTGTATGGGTTCGCGCCGGTTTGGCCCTTGACTATGTAGCCCACTTTTAGTGAAGCCAATCTTGGATCATTGTCTGTGGTCACTGCTTGTATGGCCTGATAATTGGTGGGGTTGACATTGCTGGCCACAAACAGTTTATCCGAATTTACCAGCATGAATTCGGGCTGCAGGTTGATGATAACGGTTTGTTGTGTTAACCTATTTGTTACAGAATTAACCGTGGCACTACGGGGCACGAAATATCTCTGCACTGATGCAGTTTGCCTGGCGAATTCAAAATTCACACTGTGATTGAGGGTGGTTGGCTCGGAATAGTTAGCTGTGTTGGTGGTGTTAGTAGTTGCCAACAAGTTGTAGTAGGGAAACTGTAGTCCAATTACACCGCTGGTACCGGTTTCATCGTCAGCAGTTTGCCCTACCACTGTTGCAGTCGTTTGGTCATAAAACGGAAATGCCGAGCTGAATGCAGTCTGTGCAGTATACCCATTGGTGAGTTTAGTTGATACATCCAGTAACGATCCGCTGTCATAGTTTATATTACGAGTGACACTACCTTGGCTCAGGCTGCTGGCGTTTGAGTCCAACATGGCGCCGGTAATGCTGGAGTAAGTGCTGACAGGACTGGGATTGGGATAGCTATAACTGGCCGCAGTTGAGGTGGAATACAATATAACAAAAGCACCACCTGCTCCCCATCCCCGGGTAGTATCCACAGATGCCACTGCGCCGCCTGAGCCGCCACCACCAAATAATCCACCATTGCCATTGAATCCCGGAAGTCCGCCTAGACTGGTGGTATTTAATACCAAGTTGCCACTGCCGCCACTGCCATTGGCGTTGGCAGCACCGCCTGCGCCACCTGCACCTAGTCCCCAGATATCAACGCCACCGCCACCACCACTAGCCACAGTGGCGCTGGCACCACCGCCACCACCTCCGCCGTAGCCACCTGTGTTACCAGTCAGCAACGCCGAGCCCGCAGCACCACCACCTCCACCAATTGAATTTATCCATCCGTTGGCACCACCGCCACCACCACCATAGGGCCCACCTACGCCACCGCGGCCGATGTCAGTATAAAAACGAACCACAGTACTGGTAGTAACAGCATGGTATACATATCCAGATGCTATGTTTACATTGGATAAATTAGTTAGATTTGCTGTGCCAGCATATCTAAACAGCACTATGCCCGAGCCGCCGCGGCCCCCAAAATTGGTGTTGCTGGGGTTTGCACCGCCCCCACCTCCGCCCCCACCGGTGTTTGGACTTCCGGATTTGGCACTGGTAGGAAGTCCGTATTGTCCCCCATCTCCGCCACCGCCATCTCCACCAGGTCGAATCACACCACCCGAGTTGCTGGCGCCACCGCCACCGCCGCCGGCATAGTTACCTGTGAATACAGTTCCGCCAGCTGTCCATAAATTTCCCACGCCGCCGGCACCCGAAACACTGGTAACTCTTGCAGCGCCCGGGCCGCCGGCGCCACCGCCACCGCCTGCGCCCTGTTGTCCAGCTGTGCCGGCACCACCGCCACCGCCCACAAAACCTTGTGCAGGTGTGGTGACTATGGCAGACCCCGGAGTAGGGCTATTTCCCGAACCACCTCCGCCTGATCCGCCAGCGCCACCCGAGTCCAAACTGGTAACGTTGGTACCACCGTATCCACCACCGTTGGCGGTATAACTGAAAGCAGTGGTATTGCCGCCAGCAGTTGGTATTGATAAGTTGGCCGAAAAAGATCCATTGCCGCCGCCGCCCACTGTGACTGTATACGCAGCAGCAGTATCAATCGTGATTGCGGAGAAGTAGCGGAATCCGCCGGCTCCACCACCACCACCCCCGGCGGCACCTGCTGTGCTGGAACCTCCACCACCACCTCCGGCTACTACTAAAAGATCTATTGTTAATGTTGGCATATCGTATTAAGGTGGTAAAGTTATTGTTCCTGACCCGGCAGTGAATCTATAAACTGTATAATTTGATCTAGTTACTGTATCAATGGTATAAGTCAAACCAGATCCAACTATTATTGACCGATAGCCGTCTGTAGGGTGTGCAATAATCACAACTCCATCAGAAGAAGGATTGGTCGCTCCAGCTCCAGAACCATTGCCGCTGTTGGCTACATACTGATTATTCCCTCCCCGCTGGTGTCCACCTTCACCATAGTTGACCGAAACTCCAGTGATACTAGAGGCGCGCGGAGGACTAGTGTTGGTGCCGCCGTTACCACCTGCACCTCCACCTGCACCTCCGCCACTGCCGCCAGTGCTACGACCAGTATATCCATAGCCGGTACCACCGTATGCTGGGAAACTAATTTGTGTTGGCGTGCCTGCTGACCCACTGTTCCAACTGCCACCACCACTGGATCCACCGTTGCCTCCGCGGCCTCTAGTGTGACCTAGGGAGTTGGCCTCCGCGGTTGTGTTGGTTGCACCATACCCGCCACCATACCCGGTAATTGGGCCCAGTACACTATCGCCACCGTTTTGTCTTAGTGATCCACTACCAACAGTCAAAGTCATAATGGAACTAAAACTATAAAAAGTATTAGAATTAGCAGATCCCACCACCATACCACCAGCACCGCCACCACCGTCAAAGCCGGCATTGCTGCTGGCTCCACCACCAGCACCTATCACTAGATATTCTAGAGTGGTATTTTGAGACGTGTCAACAACTGCCACTGGTGTGGCAGTAGCCGCTATAATGCCTGAAGTGCTGAGTTCTCGAATTTGTAATGTTATATTTGTAGGACCATCATTTGATAAATTGTTGATCACGCTTCTGTTGATGATGGCTGTATTAGCGTTAAGTGTAGCTGCACCAGACGTAACTGTATCACTAAATCTACCGGCTACTACATTTCCAGAGTCAGTCCAATATACCACAGTACCTGTAGCAACGTTGGCTGTGGTCACAGTATATTGTACAGTAGTACCTTCGTCCATTGAAGCCACATTTGAAGCTATAGCGAATGTCTGTGGTGCTACTGCTATGGTTGGTCCTGTGGCCACTACCGGTCCTGTAACGGACCCTGTACGTAGTTGTATGATAATGTTCCTACTGGTACCCAGTACCGATTGAAAAGTTGTCAAGGGCCGTACTAGATTAAAGGCTCCGCCGGTGATGGTTATTGGGCCACTGTTTATACTATCAACGAATTCATCGGTGGTCGTAGAACCCCCATTGGTCCAATACAGTGTAGTTCCATCTGCCACACCCGAGGTTCTAACATAAAAAGTGATACTAGTGCCATAGAGTACCACGTTGGCTGTGCTGGCAGTCACTGCATAGCTGGTGGTGAGTATTTGTATGGTATACCGTTTGCTGATGACTTGAGTTGGTAAGGATACTGTTGCACTCACAGTAAAAGGTGCGTACTCAGTGCTGCTGCTCAGATTCTGTTTGGTCCAGGTAATGGCACCATTGGCAGTATTGAGTACGGCACCTATGGGCAAGCTGCCTGATGAAATATTGTAGGTTATGGTTCTCAAGCTGGGGTCTATTGCTGTAACACGAGCGATAACGCCGGTGGCATCCAAAGACTGTGTACTGACGTCATCAGTCTGCCAGTATAGACTACTGCCGCCAGCACCACCTCCAGCAACCACTATGGCCACATTGCTGGTGGATCGAGTCATGTAGGTGCTGCCACCAGTGATACCGTATACCGCGCCCGGAGCACCACCTGCACCCACAACAATGGTATAGGTATCTCCCGGTGTGACTGTGTAACTGTTGTAGTATGCCACGTTGCCACCGTTGCCACCGTTGCCCCCACTGGATTTTTGTACGCCACCGCCGCCGGCACCAACTGCGCCTAGAGTAATGCTGTAAACTCCAGCAGGTACTGTCCAGGTGTAAGTACCAGGTGCAGTATAGGTCTGAGCCGAGTATGCCGACACATTGGCAGTGATATCTCCATAGGGAATGTTTAGGCCGCCGTTGAAATACTGGGTGGTATAATAGTTATTATTATTCAGTGCCGAAACCAAATTGGCCGATGTGGCATCAATTGCCGTACGATTGTCTACTACCAGTCCGCCTAGGCTGGCACCACGATCCAAGACTGGGGTGGTAGCCACTACACCACCGAGATTTTGATTATTGTAGGTGAATGTTTGGGTGCCATAACTCCCGGCTCCGGTAATCGAAGATCTAGCATCATTACCAGTTATGCCGCGGACAGCATCATAGTTGAAAGTGGTATTGCCCAAGGTATACTGTGTGTTGTAGACCTGTACGCTGTTGCTCCAAATTGGTGTGGTATTGATACGATTCAAGCCCACGTTGCTGCTGGTACGTACAATGGTTTCTGTGGGCGCTATGTCACCTAGTGCGTGGATACCTGCAGGAGACGAAGGAGTATATCGGGTAACTATGGTAGTTATTTGATTTACTACTAGATCTACTGAAGTTATTTGACTGAATGACATACTGTATTTAATGCTATAGGAAACTGTCGGGTTCAATTGGATCTTGCTGACTACCAGTCAGAGTGATATAGGCCGCTTTCAAGGTCAGTTTCCTTGGATCGTTGGTGGTGGTTATGGGCTGTGCAGTCTGGTAATTGAATGGCCTGTCATAGGTGGCAGGAAAAGCAGGGTCGCTGTTCTTCAGCATCCACTCGGCTTGATAGTTCACAGTTACCACAGTGTCGCTGGCTATGATGTTGTTGGCCGGCAACACCGACTTGTACACCAACGCAGTATTGTTGGTACCGGCAGAATCGTATGCAATTGCAATATTTACGCGGGTTTGACTGTAGGCAAGATTACCAGTTATTAATTGGTCAAAATTGGTATCGGGTACCATGGCAGATATGTTGCTGGTAAACACAGTGGTGTTTGTGGTCTGTAATAGGCCAGGATAAGTAACAGTCTGCGGACTGATATAGGGATAGGAGTAGGTGACGCCTGCGGTATTTGAGTAGATTAGTGCAAATGCGCCGCCCGCACCCCAGCCCCGACTGGTGTCTAACGAACTGATTACTGCACCGCCACCGCCACCGCCGTAGAGTCCACCATTGCTGCCAAATCCCGGCTGTGCTCCATTGCCAGTTATGCCCAGGATTGTATCCGCACTGCCGCCGGTACCAGGATTGCTGGCTGTGCCGCCTGAGCCGCCGGTACCACCCAGTCCCCAAATGTCCACACCGCCTCCACCACCCGCATAGGTGGCACTGCTACCGCCGCCACCGGCGCCGCCACCGGCACCGTAACTGCCTGCTGCTATACTGGTACCTGGTGCGCCATTGCCGCCAAAACCAGCATAGCCTGCTGCGCCGCCGCCACCACCTGCGTAAGGTCCGCCATTGCCACCAAAGCTGCTGACAGAGATGTTTGCAGCCATGGTGAATGTGCCGTTGCTGGTAAATGTGTGTATGG